GAACCAAATAGTTTACCCCGGTCACTTGAACGGTTAAACATCAGAGTACCTAAGTCTTGTACAGCGTTAATAGTAAACTTACGCATAACAGAAGTAGGCTTTCCCCACACTTCACCAGTGTTATTGAATCGAACAAATGTCTGACGTAATACATCAGTAATAACAGCACGTTGGTTAATCGAAACATCTCTGCTTAAATCATTCACGAAACTAGTTATCCATTTTTTCTGTCTGTCCTCTAACACTATACTGTCATTTACACGCTTTATACGCTCTAATAAAATCTCAGGTTCTTGTACTTGTAGATGTCTTCCGGCACCACTTGTATAATCAGCACCTTCAGCGTTCATTACTGAACCTTCACGATTACTCTTGAAAGACCTACGGCTTGCCTGCTTCTGAGATAAGGAGTTCCCTTTAAAATCAGTTAAGGCTAATGCCTGAGAGTTATCTTGTACGTCATTCTTAAAGTGTGCTTTGAGAGCGGCCTTACCTGACTTAGATGCCATAAGCTCATCTGGAGTAAAGAAATCTAAATCTACATTACTTTCGTTTTGTGCAGAAGGCCTCTTGACTGTCTGATTGGCTCTACGCATTAATCCACTAATACTTAGGGCTTTACCTAGAGGCGATACGAAGTCTTTTGCCTGTATTTTACCTTGTTGAAATAGTCTAGCCTGCTGTTCACCACCAAGCATTTTAACTTGTACGTTAGTACCTTGTCGTCTTAACCACTTAGAAAAGCTTTTAATCTTACTAGGCTCACCTGTTAATTGGGTTGCGCTAATATTCTTTAAGTTTCTAAGTTTCATGTTCTTAGAGTTTACTGCTAGTAAGTCTTCTTTAGACTTTACAACAGGAACCATAGTAGAACGACAGTTCCAATGTAACGGCGGTTGATAGCTTCTATCTTCTATATCATATACTCTGCCATTGTGAAATGCACATATCTGGCTTGTTCTACCATCTAGTATGGCAGTGAACATGTAGCCTTGCATTACTTCTCTGTTAGCTTCCATTACCTGATTCAGAGCATTTGTCTGAGTTGCGGTTATAGATGTTCTTGTTAATGTCTTAGCTTGGTACTCTGTTATCTTGGTCGTCTTTAAAACGTCATTGATAATCTCAGTCTGAGTTAAACCTTTAGCTAAACCACCTTTTACTTTTGATTGAATACGAACCAGTTCACCAGCACTAATGTTGCTCATGTTCTTAGATAGTGTTTTAACACCTTTAATCTGTGGTCCTGTAATCTCAGCCAGCAATGCTTTACTGCTAGGCTTTTGTGTTCTGTAGAACTTCTTGATTTCAGCATCAAGGTTGTTCTTGTGAAAGACTTTCTGTGAGTTGGAGAACTCGGCTAGGCTTGTCTTGTTATGGCCTAGTAGTTCTTTTCCGAAGCGAGTTACTTCTGGTTTCACGTCTGTTCGGATATCCCCTTTTAAAAGGTCTCTCAAGTTATCTCTGTGTTTCTTAATGATTGTACGATTCTTTATTTGTACACCATTCTCGTATAACCTTACGTCACCCATATGGTCAACAGTTCGGTCAAATATCTTTTCATTGATGTTCATAGTAATCTCCTCATTACTTAATTCGTGAGTGTGGATGTACTCCTTTTCTTGGAGTTGGCGTGGCCACCCCCGTAGGGATGACCTCTAATAGTATTACTCTTCTTCTAGAGTTATTTCTGAGTCTGCTGTAGTGTTAACCAAAGGGTCAACTTGAATAGCGGCAATAGCCTCTTCATCATTATAATCAGCAGGCAGGAAGTCGTTATACTTAGCGATGTTAACGAAAGTCTCACGGGAGATGATTCCACCCTGATACCATTCAGAAACAAGACGCATAGCACCTTCTCCACCGACAGTAGCGGCAAAGTCAGAAGACAATTGGAATTCAACATCATTACCAGTTAGTTCTGTGTCGTATTTCCAGTTAATCATAAATGCTAGTATTTCTTGCATAGTACCTGATATCTTAGCGTTCATAGTTCCTAGTTGTGCAGTCTGAGAAGCATTACGTATTTCTAAAGCAACACCTGAAGCGGCTTGCTCTGGAGACAACATGCGGATACCCATCTTAGCCATCTCTTCGACAGTAGATTGTATCGCTCTATCCATATCAGCTAAAGCACCTGTTGGTGTTTCTAATACAGTGATAGACTCATCTTTACGAACTCTTAACCATGTACCTAGACCTGCATTAACTAAATCATCGAATTCCTCGTCAGTCATATCTGATTGTACAACAGGTGTATAAGTAGCGGCACCCATAAGTAGGTGGTTACGACGAGATACTTTATTGTATAATGCGACTTCACGGTCAATCAACGGCATAAGCACGGGCTCTATTGGTTCAATCTGACCATTTAAAGGCCAAGCAGGAATCCTCTTAAGTCTCTCGCCAAACTTCATTGGGTAAACAGTGTCGTATAAACGGAAACCACCATCAGCAGAATCTTCATACTCTTGTTCAATGTTGCCATTCAATGCGTTAACTTGGTGTGAGCCAGACTCTTTACGATAATAGTCTAAGACCAAATATCCTTCTTCGTCTAAGTAATGGTCACACACAGTGTCCACATAGCTAGGATGCCAAGGGTTTTCTGTTGTATACACCTCGGTTATGTACCTAGTTGTCCAGCGGCTAAGAGCCTTTACACGAGTGATAGGGTGTGTCTTTACCTGAACGTTAATAACATTCTCTGCTTTAATCAAAACAGGGTAAGGAGAAATCATTGCTCTTTCTTCTACATCCATCATTTCTAATTCAGAATCAGAGACCATTGGTCTGTCAATATAAACCCATGCACGAGAAGTTTGTAGTTCTTCCCATATAGCGGCATCTAGAAAGTTGAATAATGAAGCACCATCAAGTGTGATGTCCTTTGTAATCCAGTTATAAGCCTCTGCATTAACTTCGTTACCAAGAATTTCTTCAGGTAATGTGAGTGAAGAGGGTTTACGTAGTAATGCACTAATCAAAACACGAGCATACTGAGTAGTCAAGCCTGGTAGTTCACCTTCTGATTTGTAGAAGTCGTATTGTGCTTGTGACATGCTAGGTGAGAACGGGAGTAATAAATTACTATAATCATGCTCGATGTATTCATCATGTGCCTTAGCATGGGCTTCACCTTGGAGTACAGCACGAGCCTTCTTCCATAGTGGTTTTAGTGATAAGTAAGATGCACTAGGAGTCTCTACTCCACGCTTTTGCGTATTAGCGGCTGTCTTTATTAGAGCCATATTTGTTACCTCATTAAGTTAGATTAATGGGCACTAAAGCCCTTCTGTTGTTGTTGTTAGTTAAGTATATTTAAAGATAAAACACAATCATGTTACATCTTTGAAGATACCTAAAGTAATATTTAAAGTATAATTAAAGGGGGGTCGGGGGTCATAAGGGGACCCTATTTTTCTTCCTTAGTAAATAGGTAGCAGGAGGAGCTTTTACACACCTCCCACCTTGAGACCGTCAGACCTTGAGAGTCTGTCCCAAATTTCTTATCATAAGGGGACCCCATTTATTACTTAGGTATCTCGAAGTGAGGACCGTCAATGAATGGTTTCCTATTTTGACTCTTTCTCAGCTTGACATAGGCATTGTGTGCCTTCAAAGCTTTGTTCTTGTCAAGGTCATGTGACCATGCCCCGCCCCAACGAAGGGGTGTCTTTAGTTCTTTAGCGGCCTTAGCAAAGGCTTCAGCTACAACGATGTAGTGAGCTAATTCCCAAGTTACTTTACCGTCCTTATATACCACAATATCTACAGCCATACCGTCTTGATGACGAGAGTGACGTATCTGTGATTTTCCTTGTATAACTAATTGGTTCTGTTCATGCTGAGTTCGGAGACCACAAGTGATTCCAAAGTCCATTACACTTAACTCAAGTGCACGTCTTGTAACCGCTATCAAAGCAGGGTCTACGCCCTCTAGCTTCATCTCTGAGCTTCCACCAAACTTGTAACCGCTCTTATTAAACATACTTCCTAATTTCATTTTTCCAAAAATCATTGCTTCAACCTGTCTGCTATCTTCTCGCCTGAACGACCAACCACATAACCACCTACACCAATTTGTAATAGGTTCCAAAGTTCTTTAGGTAACTCTATCAAGAAGACAGAGCCTGTAAGCATATTAACCACGGGAAAGAATAAATAGTTCAAGGCAACAATGGCAATTATAACCATCATCAATAGAGGTCTCCACGCCGCTGTTATCCAGTTGCTTGATTTAGCCTCTGCTAGAACAATCTCACCACTTAGCGCTTCTAGACTTTCTGAGTTCTCTAGTAACGCTAACTTTATCTCTTTTTCTACTTCCTCTGACTTGTCGCCATCGGGGATAAGGCGTTTAACCAAATCCCCTATGATGGGCGCAAGTACGGTAATTATCGCACTCATTTATTTCTCCAATAATGTTTTTAACTCGTCTATCTGTTTCTGTTGCTCTTTAACAGCTTCTACTAATAGACCTACTATGTTGCCATAAGACACTGACTTGTAACCGTCTTCAGTACTAGTGGAAACTACTTCAGGAACAATTACTTCTAGTTCCTGCGCAATTAAACCAATCTTCTTAACGCCCTGCATAGTATAGCTAACACCCCGAAGGCTTATAACTTTATCTAATGCAGACTCCAACGTTCTGATATCATCCTTTAGACGACCATCTGATGTTGTGTTTACATCCACTGCTTGAATTATACCTGTAGAAGTCAAATTTCCGTTAATCTGGGCAGAAGCCGCTGTTACAGAAGTTGTTGCTACAAGAGTGTTACCTGTTACGATTCCCGCTGACATGTCTACGCTACTTACTTTAAGCGTAAACAAGGTCTTCCATCCGCTTCTATAAACCTTTAACAAAGGATTTGAGCCAGATGTGTCTAACCAAAACTTACCATCAAGGACCTCGTCTGTTGGTGCAGAGGAACCTGAGTGGCAAGTGTCTAATGCCGCCATTGCGTCGTTTAAATCAGCGGTGTAAGCTGTACCTGATTGGACAGCAGTTATACTTCTAGTTGTTGTTGACATTTAAATACTCCTTATTGTCCAATTGCTTGCCAATCAACGGTGCGTTGGACACGACTACCGCTATTGTAAATTGAGTATACAAACCCATTCTTGTTTCTTGATATGATGAAAAGCTCATCTCCTGTAGAACCGCCGATAGTGTTGGTTCCGATAGTCGGGTTACTAGTTCCTCCAATGCCACCATAGAAAGGTGTTGTGAAAGTCACTGTAGTATCCCCAGAAGTAGAACTTACTTCAGACCCTGTTTTAACAACATCCTTCTTATCAAGAAGAATACCTAATTGGCTTATAACAATAGACGTGTTAGTGTCTTGAGCTGTACCTATAAATTTGAACCTTAGTCCACGACAAGTAAAACTACCAACAGTAAGCAACTCATAAGTTGACCAAGTAGGAGAACCAGCAGGGTTGTCTTGTGTTGTAGATACTAACACACGAAGTGCCGCTTGCTGAACAGGTCCTGCAAAGCTTGCTTGTGTTGAAACTAGAACATAATCTTCTACATCAACGCCACGGGTAGTAACCGCCGCCTCTATTGTAGGAGAAACTCTAACTGTCTCAACTTCACCTAAGTCTACATAACCGTTGTAAATATAAGTCATTTCGGTTTGTCCAGATGAAAGCTCTAGGTTTCCACCTATAACAGAACAATTAGTCTTCGTACCTAAATAACCCGGAGTATGTTCATCCGTTTGCTCAACCTGATTGAAAGAGTCGTCTACAAAGTTACTAACAACAGTCGCCGCATTTACAGAGTAAGTTCCGTGTGAGTCTTTAAACTTTATAAAGAACGTACCTTTAAGTGTTGGAACTGTTTTATTGTTTGTATTACCGGATAGAGAGTCAACAAGTCCTGCGGAAGTGTCCCAAGAGGCACTAGCAGTTACTGAGTTGTGGAAACGTATTTCACACGAACCCCCGTATATAACATCTAGGTCTGAGGACAGATTCCAAGAAAGGTTTATTTGACCTTCATTAATGTTTCCTGAGAACCCACTTGGGTCAGCGGGAGCCGCCGATAATCCTACCATATTGCTTGTAACAACAACGGCAGTACCGGGGAAGTCATAAGCACTAAAAGGAGTTACTTGGAAATCATAGCTAGCGTTTGATACGTCAGGTATAGTTATGTTATTTGAAGAAGTAGTACCGACGTCTATATAGACAGAATCAGTTGTCTTCTTGTACTCTACTTTGTAGTAGAAGTTATTAACACTTGACAAGTCGGGTGACCATTCAACTAATGCTCTTGATTTAACACCAGAGGCATTGTTCGTGACATAGACTTCTTCAGTGATATTTATAGAGGAAACCTCAAGAGGCCCTTTTATTAATACTTGATTACTAACTATAGTAGCTAGGCTTCTAGAACCCAAGACAGTACGAACTACAACTTTAAAATCAAAGGTGTTAGCAGTATCTAATCCATCTAGTTTTCCGAAAGAAAAAGACTTTGTATTTGTAGTGCCTAAAGAAACGAAGTCGCTGTCAGCGCTAACCTTGAAGTAGATTTCATAAGTGAAGTTACCTAGGTTTTCATCATCAGCATAGTCCCATGTTAGTTTACCAACTTCGTAGTTAGCAAGACCTGTTTGAGAGACTACAATATTGTTTACCGATTCTACAGTGTGTGTGAACACCTCTGCCTTCGGGTATGCAATACCATCTGCAACATTCCAAGCCAAAACATTCGGATTAAAGAAGGAAGCTTGAACCTCTGTAGTGAAGTCACCAGTTACTTTTACTGCCTGTACTCTGAATACTGTGGCTGTGCTTAATCCAACTTCAGGTAGAGTAACATTTATTAGGTCGCCTGGCTCTAGTGTTAGACCTTCACGGTTAGTAGTAAAGTCTATAGTAAAGATTGAACGAGATGTTCTAACCATTTGCTCGGCTTTTGCTAGAGCATGGTAAGGGTCTGATATGTGGTCAGGGCTTACTGCCGCCTCAAAAGGTTGTCCGTTATCTTCTGCAAGAAATGTATTATGTACACCACTGCCTCTTGTCGGAAAGGTTGCACTATCTGTCTTAAAGTCTTCGTGTTCATTTAAGAATGAGACCGTAACCTGATTGAACCTGTCTGATGCAGATGGGAATTGTATATTAAACAAATCTGAAAGTATATTGTCTTTGTTGAAAGACTGAGTTACTAACGCCGAAGTCTCGGAGTCATTTGCAGGGTAATCTAGTAGTAGCTTGTATTTGCCTTCAGTATCCCAAGTTAACTCTGCGTAGTTCATGGAAAGCATTATTGTCTCTATGTTATCACGAATACCTTTTTCTGTATCTAAAGTAACGTTACATTCATATAGCGGTACATTCCGTGTAGGAACTGAGACTACGTTAAAGGAACCCGTAGGTTTCTTATCAGTGCCTCCTGTTTTAGCCCACAAGTAATAAATCAAAGTATCATCTGCCTGTAGAACAACGTCTTCATAACCCCAATCATTAGGGTCAGGGAAATCACCCGATGTAGGGTAAGATGATACAGGCTTAGAACCAAAGATGTGTCCCGCAATGGATGCGTTTGACAATACAGTAGACTCACATATTATACCAGCATCATAGAACGACTTAAGGTTTACCTCAGAGTCTAATAATCCTTTACCATAAACATTGTTCGTTAAGTAGTCTAGCAGAACAAAGGCAGGGTTGTTGGAATATTCTCTTGTACTGTTTATACTGTAGGTAGAACCAGATAGAGTAATCTTTCTAATCTTTACACCATCTATCATAAATTGAACAGAAGGAGCGCCAGAATAGTTACCTTCATCACGGTCAAGTCTAAAGACCTCTGCCGCATAACATACATTGGTAAATTTATCACTAGAAGGGTATCCGTTTGCCTGAAGCAAGTTAGAGGTTCCGCCATCAGGATATACTATTATCCTCTGGCCCTTCTTGTAGTCACGGTGTGAGAAAGACTTCTCATTCACTTTAATATGGTTTATTGCAGATATGCCGCCATGACATATAGCATGTTTAGCAAACATAAATTCATTCTTTGTACCAGTAACGTTACTTGATAATGCACCTGAGTTTATAGGCTTAACGCTAATGTTCTCTAGTGTATTAAATAAGTTAACAGCAGTCATAGTGCCACTAACATTCTTCTTTGCGATGTCGTCTGACAAGAAAACAAACGTGTCATTTTCTGGTGCCGAGTAAACGTAGTCAGAAGATATTTTGTGGTCGAACTGAGTTCCACCCATCATCTGTCTTCCATAGACTACAGGTAGAGAGATAGCTTCGCTGTGGACAGTAAACATAGAACCCTTACGAGCCTCTGCCGCCGCCGCCATCTTGGCCTTCATCTTCTTCGCTTGGTCTATAGTTATAGCGGTTGATATTAAGAATATCGTAATCTGTATTACAAAACCAGCCATTATACTTTACCCCACTTTAATTGTAAGTCGTAACCATCATTTATCCTATCGAAACATGTGTCCGTAGTATCATATTGGTCAGTACCAAATCTTGTTGTAAAAAATGGACGAACTATATCTAAGTCGGCCATCGGTGAAGAACATTCAATAGTAACAATCTTTGAATCAAAATCATTAGTTATGCTCGGATTGTCTACAAAGCCCGTATAAACGTAAACTAGGTCAGTAGGTATAATCAGAGGGCCAAGCGTGTTATGGATAAATCCAGCACGTATATTGACACCCTTACCAACAATACCAGCTCTTCCTTCTAAGAAGAGAGCGTTATTTGGGTCTACAAAAGAAACTTTATATGCTTCTCTGTCTAATACCGAATTCTGTTTTGGAGCTTCATAACCAAATAAAGCACCGTTAGCTGTGTACAAGTTTCCGTCAACTGTTAAATCTGTAGAGTGTGATGTTAAATAATAATTAGTATTTAAGTTTAGCTCTACCAAGAAGAAATACTCAACATACTCCTGCGCAAGTGCGGCTTGCACATCCGTAGAAAATTGTCTCATTAGATTGCCTCAATTAAGTTTATTGGTCCGGGGCTTGCAAGTATTCCATCTTGAAAGGTAATACCTCGCTGGTCATCTATGCTTCTGAACTGAGTTAAAGTACAGTTAGAACCATACAAGAATTGCGTGCCGCTTGGAACTGAAGTTCTTAGTGTTGGGTATACTTCTACAGGGCCTGATACAGTAGTGCTTGCGTCCCAGTCTGTTTTAAGTAAATAAACCTTTGTGTGATTTGCAAACCTTACAAAAGAACCTTTAGGTAGAAACCCAGCACCAGTGGCAAGTGCCAAAGGTATAGTAGAAGCGCCTGCGGTGATAGCTCCGTTAGCTGTAAATACTCCTGTTATTGTTCTCTTGTCGTCTACTTCTTTTAACTGTGGCATGATGATACTTGAAGAGGAAGCTAATCCACTCACTGATGCTAGTAGCTGGTCAGCGGCCTTATCATTTGTTAGTACTTCAAAGCTTAGTTCCCAACGCTGTGCATTCTGTGCTGTACGTATTTGCTTCAGAGACACGGTGTCTGCTGTAAACATGGGCTGGTTACTTACAATTGTTAGAGGAGCTAAAATTGGGCTACCTTGGTAATAATAAGCTGTCATAATTATTCTCCTAAATATATGGGTCTAGCGTGAAGCTGTAATGTGATTTCTTTGGGTAAGAACCTACGCTGTGGCTTAACGCCCTTGTTTCTTAAGTCTGCGGAAAACCAATAGTTATCGCCAGCAATCATAGCGCCGCCAATGCCTTGTTGAATGTCAAATGCTATATCGCCTGTCTCCGGTTTCCGGTCCTTTACAGGTTTAAATTTCATAGCTAGTGTGAACTTTATTAAGTTCGAATAACCCAGTTGTTCATGTATTCCTTGCAAGAACTCATCTGAATCGTTATATGAGAGGGTAATGTCTTTGCTAAGTGATAAATCACCTCTTAATGCTCTTTCATATTCTAGAAGAAAGGCAAAACAATCGTTATATCCCCTGATAAAACGGTCCGCACTCTTTGCTCTACTGTCAATAACTGTCTTGGCCGCATCTAAGGCGACTTCTAATTGTGTAATACTATACATGTTCTCTCCTATAGAGTGAGCCAGAGAGAGGCACTAGGGGTCTTCCGATGATAGTCACCATCCAACCTAACCTAACGTCTCTCTCTGTGCCACTTTAGATGCCTTCCTCGATAAACATTCTAACTAAGTCAGCTACAATGTCACTACGAACAATATCATCTACTCCAAATTCAATTATAGGAAGGTTTATACCCGCCCTATTTACTCTGTAACAAAATTCAATTAAGTCTTTACCACTACGAACATCTGACTGTGCAGGGTCTCCCATAAGAACTAACTTAGAGTTTTCACCTAGTCTTGTTGTAATAGCCTTTAATTCTTCCATACTAAGGTTCTGAGCTTCATCTACCAACACCAGAGCGTCCTCATAAGAGCGACCTCGGATAGTTTCTATTGGTTGGATTTCAATCTCACCCTTGTTAAGCATGTACTCGTATTTACCTCTACCAAAAGCTTTTCCTAAAACTTCGAGCATAGGCATTAACCAAGGAGTCATCTTCTCAGCAATTGTGCCGGGGAAGTGTCCTAATGATTTGCCAGTCGGAACGTTAGCACGAGTCAATACAATCTTCTTGTATCCACCCTTTAAAAATAGTTGTGCAACCGTTCCCGCACTACAGTATGTCTTACCTGTACCAGCGCAACCCATCGTAGCAACAATAGGAGCTTCTTTTATAGCGTCAATTAAATCCTGTTGTTTCTCATTCTTAGGTAGAATATGGAAACGGGTAGGTGGATTCTTTAAACGATATATATTCGTCTTATCTTGCTCCTGCTCGTAAGCGGGGCGTCGATTAGATTTTTCAGTGAAGCGAGGTTTGCGTTTAGCCATTAATTAGTCTCCGAAAGAGTGTTAAAGAGAAAGACAAGGCCCTGACAGCCCTATCATAAGAGGTACCTATTTATTATATCCTACGAACTACAACAGCTTGGTCGTGGTCTGTTCCGTTGCTGTGAACGTTTGTAGTAAGGGTAGTGAACCCTGTTGTAGACTTTGAGGATACGGTGCTATTGTTCCTGTTGTCGCCTGCCAAGACGGTTTGAATGCTTATGTCTACGATGTAGTTAGTATTAGCTTCGGCATTTGTAAAAGTATATATTGTTTGTCCAGCGGCTGAACGGCTTACGCTACTGAAACCACTGTTAGCCAAAAAGCTTGGAGTAGTCCCAGAGTAGATAACAAATGCTTCTGCTTCATTTTTAGAAGTTGAATTTGCTACTATAGCACCTTTAATTTTTTCTGGGGATACGATAGTCTCTGTTGTTGAAGTACCCGCTTCCCATACAGCTACCGTCTGTGTATTAGTAGTAGCAAGTCCGGAGGGGTGTAATTTTGAGGATAGTGTTGCCATAATTTTAGGCTCCTTAAATTTAAATTATTTTAGAAAGAAGGTTATCGAATAAACGATATGCTCGTCTGGTATGTGCTCCCGACTTTTTGCCCTCCAGCATGGTGAACAACTACTCTACAGCCGGTATTAGCTATATTGTAGAACTTTACTTGACCATCGTTACTGCTACCGCTGTTATCATTAGAGTAAGCATAGTTCCCTGAGACGCAGTAATTAGCGTCCACTAGGCTGTTTGTAAACGTAACTTGGAATTCCCCATAATTTACGTAGGTTAGGCTGGCTATATTGTCGCTGGCTTGTATTACGGGATTTGAAGTGTTTTGTGCATAAGAGAACCTTGCCCATGCTTTTATAGGACTATACAAATCAATCGTTGACTTTATCTTAAGCGGGCTAACAAGAGCCTCAGTTGTACTTGTTCCGGTATTCCAAGCAGAGGTTGCTAGAATATCTGATGAAGTCACAACTGTACCCCCTACAGCGCCTACTTGAGCATATACTTGCCAAGTTGTTCCGTTATAGACGAAGTCAACAGAAGCACCTGATACGTCCATAGTCATGTTCTGAGAGTCACCTTCAATAGTAGAACCATTACGAGCAACTATTAGGTTGTATGTACCCCAAGTAGAATAATCAACTACTCTAATCATGTTACCAATCGAAGGAGATGCTGGTAGTGTGAGTGTCCAAGAGCCACTGTTAGTATTAGCTATGACCGCATCGTTATCTTGAGCAGTGTAATTAGCTGACTTTAATTTCCAAGCAAGACCAGCTACTATGCCTGTTAAGGCAGAACCGTCACCCGCTAGAGTGCTTGCTGTTATCGAATTTACATTTAATATATTTCTGCTATTATCTATAACAGTTGTATTTGAAACTTTAATTGCCATTTTCGTTATCCTTTATAACTAAGCTTGTTGTAGGTCACCCCGTAAACCTCGTTAAAAGTTTATTAGGATGACCCCTTGTTATTATTAGCTAAGCCTCTAATGCTTCTACCCTAGTCTTTAGGGATGCTATTTCTGTTAATGCTTCTTGTAAAGCGGCTGTAAGTAGTGGCACTAGCTTGCTCTGGTCTATGCCCTGATATTCTGGAGTACCATCGTCATCTACTGCATCTTTAGTGCCGTGTACCGATTCAGGGACAACAGCTTGCGCTTCATGGGCTAGGAAACCATCGACACGAGTGCCGTCTGATATCCATTCGAAGTTTACAGGATTTAACGCTTGAACACGAGCAGATGCACCTGTCATTGGTTGCGCATCAGTCTTTAAGCGGTAGTCCGAAGATGTGTTGTAGGCTGTAGATGAAGAACCAGTTGTTATTGAACCAGTCTCACCTCCACCAACAGTATGCTCAAACATTAATGCTTTACTGCCGGCACCCGCTTCACCTACAAAATTACCATGCCCATTAGTTGTAGCACTTCCATTAATACATATTCTAGCATTGGCATTTATGCGGAGGCGTTCTGTATTGTTTGCAAAAATCCTAGTCGGGGTGTTCTTTTCATTTATTATATCAAAGCCACTTGTAGAAGCAACTAATCTTGATAAAACACTTGTGCCGTTAGCACTTGAAAGTACTAATGTGCCACCCCAGTTGTTGTCTGATACAGATGCAATTTGTAATGCGTGAGATGCACCATAACCACTGCTTAAACTAGTTATGCCAATGCCAACATTACCGCTGTTATTTACCTGTATCGCATTAGCACCATTAATAGATAGCCCAATAGAATTAGTACCAGTATTATAGAAGCCTGTGCCAGCATCTCCAACAGAAAATGCGGGTGCACTTGCACTAGACGATGTTACCTTTACTTGCCCAGAGCTAGTTGTGGCACCCGTGATAGATACGCCGGTATCAAACTGTACAGAACCAGCACTGTCATTATCACTAAAGCGGAGGTTTGCACCACTGCCATAAATGTCCCACTTGCCTGTTCCAGAACCAGCATACATTCTAACATAATCACCGCTTGATGATGAGTTAGCTACTACTTTTTGGTCAAACTTGACATCACCACCAGTTACAATCTGAATAGCAGAAGTGTTATGTGCTGAACCGATGTTCCCATTGTTATTAATTGTTAAATTAGCAAGGTGACTTGAGTTACTACCAATAGATGAGTTACCAACAGTGGCTGTGCCTGTGACTGTTACACCTGCACTGTTTGTTAATAGTTTAGAGGCATTGTTATGAAATAGCGTTACTCCACCATCTGCATACGCACTAAACATTTCCTCACTATTTGCGTTATTCTTTACACGAAAGCTATTTGAGCGTACTGTTAAATCACCAGTATCATTCTTTATAGTTGCATTTCCACTGGCATGATAGATACTTAAATCGTCACTATCTCCAATAGTTAAAGCATCTGTAAAGTCGCCTAAAGATAAACCATCAGAAGTCACTGTGCCTGTTACGGCTATGCCCGTTGATGCTGTGGCAAACTTGAGTGCGTTATCGTGGTACAAAGTCACTGCACCGTTGTTAGCAAACTCAGCCATAGTTTCACTGGCTGTACTTTTGATGGCAACATCGCCGCCTCTCAACCACAAACTACCCGCCCCAGCGTCATCCACGTAACTTCTTGTGCCATCATGGTAAATCTGTAGGTCAGACCCTGCTCCGAAGATGGCTTTGTTGTTATCGCCTAATGTTAAGTTGCCATTAGGAATACTGACATTTTGAGAATTATCTATAGATAAACCGGTTGTACCAGTAGTCTCCAGTGTCATAACTTCTGGATTGGAGCCGTGGTTATATTTTATTTTACCTCTAGCGGAGGCGTTGTCGGAGAATAGTATTTCGCTTGTTCCACCAGCCGAACCATTTCCGATTTCAACTTGTGTAGCTGTTACTGAGCTATTGAACGTAGACGCACCTGCCGCTGAAGCATCAATAGTAATGGCATTAATAGTTGACCCACCATCGTTAACTTTAAAGAACATATCCTGATTAGAAATCATTCCTTGCATTATAAACTGCGAACCATTGCCGTTTTGTAGCTGACCATAAACTGTACCTGCATCAGCAAACTTTACATTCCCAGAATCAGCATCAAGTGTGATTGCACCTCCAACGTCTAACGTAAAGTTACTTGCGTGAGCAATATTACCTGTCATTGTACCGCCAGCTTTAGGCAAGGCGGCACTAGACGTATTTGTATTAGATGTTATAGCGGAAGATTGTGCTGAAGAAATTCCCGATTTATCTGTGTTTAAGGATATTGCTATCAGTGCGGAAGATAAGTCTCTTGTTTTACTCATAGGTCACCTCCTTTAGCAGGCCATGTTATTGTATTGGGAAAGCCGGCTTGCGTTGGTAAATCAAGCAGTGCTTGTCTGTAATCTGACCATGCTTCTCGATTTGCGGATGTTAAGGCCGCCCAGCGCAGTGCATTACCAGCTATTGGGTCTACCTCTTCAATTAACCTTTGGTCACGTTCAACTCTTATATTTGCCGATAGTTCTGCATCTAACTCTGCTTGAGTAGGTGCAACATAAGCCGCATAATCTGGACCAATAAGTTCGAGCAATACACTGTTGTCTACAGTCATATCTGTATCATCAGGCATTAACCCATATGGTATCCAACCAAACTCTGGGTGATTAATTTCTACTTGAAATGCAGTATTCTCTGAGTTTAGGGATTGTGCGTTACGCACTTCTGTTATTGTTACTTGTGGCATAAGCGCCTCCTTTTATTGCAATTATTTATCAAGATATTCTGCACCACAGTGTCCCAGGTTTGTCATTGACACTGCTGTGTCTAACATCACCACCCATGTTTCTCCAAGTGCCTGATAAACCTTGTGTTGTAATTTGTTGGTTGTGATACTCTCGGTTTGGTATCAATCTAAATGAATGTGTGTTACCTTGAGCAATAGTGTTGCCTGCAATAGTAGCCCCTCTAGCTATTGTTACATTAGCTTGAAAGCTAGTAGTACAACCAATAGTATAAGTACCCACATCGCCACGAGTTGTACTGCCGCCAACACCTGTTAGGTTAGCGCCACTGCCGTGATAGGTTACGGCGTGTACTTCTTTAAAGCGTGAACCTGAATTGCCTAAATCATAAGAACCATCTACTGTAGAACCTGCATCATTGGTGGAATAAATAAGAGTACCATCAAATGCTATCCTTGCACCTGATGCTTTACCAATCATTACGTTTCCATAGAAAGCAGAAATACTACCTACAGCTGACCCGTCTTTGCGGAATGTAATAATGTCGCCATCGCTATCTTCACGATTAAAGACTGATGCATATTCACCTCCTGCAAATAACTGACCGTTTGCCATAAGACTTACACCAGAGCCGCCGTTGGTAATTGGGCTGTGTGTACTTGTATGCCCCACCATCACATTGCCTGATGTGTCGATGCGCATACGTTCTGTACCGCCTGTGCTAGAACTACTTCCATTATAAAGAGGGGCATTTGCCGTTAAATTTGTTGAGAAGCTCAGTACTCCTGCAGAAGCAACGTTAAGGTTTCCGTTGTCGTTGCCTAGTCCTGCATTACCTCCATTACTTCCTCCATTTCCTGCATCAACTAATCGTATTCCTGCCGCATCACTATTTTGAAAGATTGCGACGTCATAAGCATTTCCTGAAGATATTGTTCCACCACTTGAAACGTGTAATTTTCGGTTCGGGTCATTCGTTCCAATACCTACTTTTCCGTTGTCTTTAATGCGCATACGTTCTTCAATAGCCGCACCTGTAGCTTCAGTTTGGAAAACTAAATCTGCCGCTGTCGCCGCTGTTGATTCACCACGTATCATCGCTAAAGAATGGTCATCGGAATTACCGAAATTTACTTGACCTAAGTTTTTACTTGCCGCAGGGGTGTCTGTACCCTTTAAGAATAATTGGCCACCGCCTTCATTGTGTACGCCTTGGAGTGTTACTGATGCGTCAGTATTGAAAGTAGCCGAACCCTTATTAGACATATCAAGGGTGAGGGCTGTTATAGCTGAACCGCCATCGTTGCCTACAAATAAAATATCTTCGTCACTTGCTTCACTGTGAATTTGTAAGTCACCATTATTTCTTTTTATACTACCATAATGTACACCATTTTGTTTAAGAAAAATATCCCCACCGCCCGCATCAAGGGTAAGATTCCCTGTTACGTCTAGAGTAAAATCGCCGCCGTGTGCAATATTGCCTGTCATAGTACCACCCGATAGAGGTAGCTTAGTAGCCAATGCTGTTGTAAGTGTAGAGTTATAACTGGCATCATCGTTGATAGCCGCCGCTAACTCATTTAAATCATTTAGTGTGCTTGGTGCGCCACCTATAAGGGTCGTAATCTTATCTACTACATAAGCTGTTGTAGCTATTTTAGTGCTATCATCACTTTCAGCTTGTGTGGTTGCTGTGGATAAGCGAGCCGCCGCTATTGTACCTGTAAGATTAGTTGCTGGAACATCAATACCAAGACCTTCTATATCAGATTTAGTTTGGTCTGCGGTAGCAGAGGATTCAATAGCATTCAGCTTAGTGTGGTCAGCATCTGTGAAGTTGTTTTGTGTCAACCCACCATCACCAACCGAATAAGTAGTATTAGTGTCTGTAAAGACAGCGTTAGAAGGGACTGCCTTCTCTACTAAGGGGTGTGCAACGTTAGTTACTTTAGCTGTATTAGCTGTTATAGCCGAAGCCTGTCCTGAAGTAATACCTGTTTTAGCTGTATTAGCTGTTATAGCCGAAGCCTGTCCTGAAGTAATACCTGTTTTAGCTGTATTCAAAGCTATAGCATCAACAGCAGAGTCTAGTGTTGAACCGTCTGCGGCTACGTCTCGACCATCTACTGTTCCTGAAACAGCTAAGTTACCTGTCACAGTGTTTGCTATTACATCGAAAGTATCAAAGGCAACTAGCTCTATAATATCGTTTAGTACTGCCGCAACAGTTAAAACAACATCTGTTCCATTAGTTGCAGTGTAGTCTGTGCCGTCTTTTAAGTGTACTCCGTTTAAGTATATATCTATATATCCAGCAGTATAGCCTGATGAAACGAATGTAGTTTGACCAGAAGTAGCTGTAAAATCGTCTCGTGACTGTGTTGCCACAGGAGTTGGTAAAGAACCAATATACCCTGACATGTTATACTCCTCCTACGGATACTGTTATTTTTGTTTTTGACATTGTTTATATCCTTTAATTTAAATTGAGATTAGGTTCCACCGACAAGTCATAACTCAGCCCATGTATTGCACAGGCCAAGCTATTTTTTATGTCACCTTTATGTAGGTTCAGTAGTCCATAGACATATGTGATTAACCTTCTAACGCTGTTAGTCTTGTTTCCATTGCATCAATCTTAGCAAGCGCTTCTTGTAAAGCGGCTGTAAGTAACGGTACAAGTTTACTCTGGTCTATACCCTGGTAGTCAGGAACACTACGAGTACCCATGACAGCTTCAGTTGTGACGTTATCGTCCTCATCTAAGACTGCTGGAGTTACTTCGTATTCTTCATCACGCATGGCATCTTTATCGCCATTAACTGCCTCTGGTACTACTGTTGCAACTTCGTGAGCTAAGAAGCCGTCAATCGCTGTGTTAGTATCATCAGTTATCCAGTTAAATCTTTTCACATCTAGTTGATTAACTCTTGCAGATGCTCCTGTTAAACTTACTACGTTCTCTTTTAGTCTGTAGTCTGAGGATGTGTTAAATGATGCGGATGTCCCGCTGGTAGTAATACTACCTACTTTTCCGTATCCATTACTAATAGACACTACATTTTCTGTACCTGTGCCAACCCTAGAAATGTGCAAAGCAAAGTCTGTTGTTGTTGCTGAACTATTAACAATTAATGTTTTTGATTGTATTCCAAATCTTACAGGGTCAGTCGCACCTATTACCACTATGCCTGTAGAGGAAATCCGCATACGTTCTTCAATGTTACCTCCAGTAGCCTCTGTTTTAAACAGCAAAGCACCGTTACTAGTTGTTCCATCTGATTTTGCAGTAATAGCCGCCAGTGAAGAGTCAGTACTATTTCCAAAATGAATTATACCCATTGACCCACTTGTTGAACTATTTGAACTGGTTAGACCCAGTTGCCCACCACTATTAGCTATTGTATTTTCTATAGATAACTGGCGAGTAGGCGAACTCGTGTTCATACCGATTTTATCAGTACCAGCATCAACAAAGAAAGCATGATTGTAAGCACCACTTTTAACACGAAAATCTATAGCACCACCACGGTCATTGTTAAATACTGAACCACTAGTATTATTTATAATTGCAGTGTTTGTACCAATAGTTAGTCCATCTGTGATGCTGAGGCCGCCTGCCGCATTGATGCGCATACGCTCTGTATTGTTAGTAGCAAACTCCATATGGGAGTTTTCAGCTTGCCATAAGAAAGCTTGTGATGATGTACCTATACCAACTTCAAAACCATTATTGCCTGAGTTAGTAGAGGTAAATCTAGCGACACCTTCATTACCATTAACATGAAGTGGTCTTTGAGGGTTATTTGTTCCAATACCTACGTTGCCTGATGATTTGATGCGCATACGTTCTGTGTTATTAGCTGAAAATGTAAGGTCTGCGTTTTCTCTTTGCTCAATGCCAGCAGTACCATCTGTAGAAATACCTAACTGAAAACCATCACCATCTGATGAAGAACCAGTTGTATTATTAGTTATTTGTATTTTAGTAGTACCAGTACCACCAATGTGAAGGTGTCTCTTGGGGCTATTTGTTCCAATACCTACGTTGCCTGAGTCATTGATGCGCATGGACTCGGAGGCATTAGAAGTATTGAATATCAAGTGATTGTTAGCGTCAGAATTTATACCCGCTCTTTCACCACCACCTACTACTTCTCTAAAAGTATAACCTCCTGCTACTCTGCCAATACCAATGTCACCATTAACTTCAAGCTTAGAGCTAGTTGAATTAGTGCCAACACTAACAGAACCCCCACTCGGCTGTAGAACTAAATCATAAGCTGTGCCAGTACCATCTTCTCGCATCGGCTGTATCCAACCATTACCACTTGAACCATCAACACCAAGATACATTCCATGTTGTTCATTAATAGCCAGCCCAAGTACACCACTTGCAGTACCTAATGTTGGATATGTCGTTCCATCTGGAGCATCAACATGAAGCATTGTATTAGGCGAATTTGTGCCAATCCCTACTTTGCCTGAGTTGTCTATACGCATCTTTTCACTACCGTTAGGCGCAAATGCCATATAATTGCCATTGTGGTTGTACTGGATAAAAGCTTGCATTGCATTCGAAGCAGTATCGTTAAATCCTATATATCCACTGTCAGAAGAACCAGAATAAATGGTCATCCCATTTCCGCCTGTGCCTGTTCCAACAACAAGATTACTAGCTAGACTGTAAAAACTGCTAGGCGAACTCGTACCAATACCAACTTTATTATTAAAGATAGCAGTACCGGCGTCAGACATATCAAGGGTGAGGGCTGTGATTTCATTACTACCATCATTTCCCATAAAGATTAAGTCTTTATCTTCTGCTATAGATTTAATATGAAAATTACTTGAACTTCTAAATATTGACCCATAATGTATACCACTATCTTTAAGTTGTACGCCATTCGCTGACCCTTGATTATCCGCATCAAGGACAATAACTCCTGCTACGTCTAGCGCAAGATTGCCACCGTGTGAAATATCACCCGTCATTGTG